AACAGCAGCCGTAGGATCTCCAGTCGCTAGATCAGACTATACCGAATCATTAACAGGTCAAGCAGCTACTATAGCACTGGGTACAATTACTACTGGAATAGCAGTTCCTTTAACCGGACTGTCAGGTACCATTGCTTTAGGATCTCCAACTGCAAGAGGAGATTATACAGAATCATTAACAGGACTTTCATCACTACAAACTGCTCTAGGTGCTCCAACAGTTACATCTAATCCAACAGTTCAGCCGACAGGACTTTCAGCAACAGCAGCTGTAGGAGCTATTTCTCCAACAGAACAAACAATGGGATTAACTGGAGTTTCAGCAACTGCAGCAGCAGGAGCTATTGCACCAACAGAACAAACAATGGGGTTGACCGGAGTGTCAGCAACTGTTACTGTTTCTCCTATTGGCGTAGCACCAATAGCATGGGGACTTGTTACAGCTGCTCAAACTGGTAATTATAGTAAAACAACAGCCACTCAAACAGGTAACTGGACTAAAATTACTAAAGGTGATTGACAATATGAATAAAACAAAATATAAAAATAACGTAAGTATTAATTAGGAGAACAAAATTATGGCATCAACCTATACCCCTCTCGGCGTAGAAAAAATGGCTACTGGTGAAAACGCCGGTACATGGGGAACAAAAACAAATACAAATTTACAAATCATAGAACAAATTGCTGGCGGTTATCTTTCACAAGCTTTAAGTACAACAGGAACTACAACTTTAGCTGTTTCTGATGGAGCAGCAACTGATGCCAACCAAGTTGGACACAGAATTCTAAATCTGACAGCATCTCTTGCTGGAAACGTAGTTGTAACTATTCCCTTAGATGTTCAAACTTTTTATATAATTAAAAATTCTACGACTAACGCATATACAGTTCAATTTAAATATGCTAGTGGTTCTGGAAGCACTGTAACTTGGTCAACTACAGATAAAGGAACTAAAATTCTTTATGCAACAGCTAACGATGGAACTAACCCTGACATTATAGATGTTATGGCTACTTCTTCAGAGATTAAGTTATCCAACAATAACGCTATTTTATTTAATGACGCTGATAATTCAGCAGCTGTGGGGTTTAAAGCCCCAGCTACTGTATCAGGCGCAGTAACATGGACTTTACCAGCAGCAGATGCTGGAGTTTCTGGATATGCCTTAACTTCAAATGCTAGTGGGGTTTTATCATGGGCAGCAGCAGGAACAAGTGCAAGTGCAGTAATAGGAAAATCTATTGCAATGGCAATGATTTTCGGATAGTAATAACAAAGAGGAATAAAAAATGGCAACACCAAATTTATATAGCGTCGCGACGATCACACCTAAAAATACTATGGGTAATTTAGGCGATACAAATAGAACAACTATGGTAGATGTTACAGCAGAGTACGCTGCCAAAATTGAGACAATTTTAATATCTAATACAGATGGAACTAATGCATGTGATGTTACAGTCGAAGTTAGTAACGATAATGGAAGTACTTACTATAAAATAGGAAGTACAATTTCTGTTCCCGCAGATTCAACATTAAGTTTTTTAGATGCAACAGGACCTATATGGTTAGATGAAACAGATTTATTAGCCGTTACCGCAGGAACAGCAAGTGATTTATCATGGCATGTTTCTTATGTGGAAATGGCAGATTAAGGAGAATAATGCCTAGAATAATTAAACCATCTACAGGAGCTTTTACCACTGCAGATATTTCAGTAGATTCTAGTGGTAGGGTTTATTCAGTCTCTTCCGGATCAGGAGGAGCTCAACCTATGAACCTTTTGGCTACAGCCACAGGACCTGCTGCCGCTAACATCACAACATCTAATAACACAAGTCAAGTATTAGCATATTGTGGCGGAGGTGGTGGAGGAGCCGGGGGTCAAAATTCTGCTAATCCTACCATCTGGCAAAATGATGGTGGAACGGGAGGAGCAGGTGGTTGGGGCTTTCATACTCTTGCAGTCACAGGAGGAACAACTTTAGCTTATAATGTTGGAGCTGCCGGTGCAGCTGGAACTCCAGGTAATACTGGAACTGTTGGTGGAACCGGAGGATCAACAACACTAGACAACGTTGGTACAAGTAATGGCGGTATCGGAGGTAATGGTGCAAGAACTTCTGGAGTTCAAGGAACCACAGGAGCAGTAGGAAGTGCACCAGGTGGTGTAGTGATAGGTCGGGGTATTATGGTAGATGAAGCGGTTGTAACGGGCGGGGGTCCAAAAGTTACTAACACACCATCAACAGTCCCAGTAGTAGGGTTCCCTGGATGTTTAATGGTCTATGAGATGTAGGGAATAAATATGGCATATGCAATTTTACCAAAAAACGAAAGTATTAACGCGCTATATAGAATAGCTGAAGACGACGCTGAAAAAAATAGTTTAAATATTAATGTTGATGATTACAGAATCATTGAAATTTCAAGCGCTGATTTTAGTGGAGTTCAATTAGGGACTAAAATAGTAGATTCTTCAACTACAGATTCTGTTACTTTTACAGATTTCACACCTGGTGGTTATCGGGATGAAGATCAGATAAAAGAGAGTAACGCCCAAAGTCTTAAATGCATTGAACAATTTTTGGAACATAATTCTAGTAATGCTATGTATAGCTTTTGGAACACCTATAAATCAACTTTAGAAAATTTTGATTATAGTGGAATTACTTTTCCTTTGACACAATCATGGGAACAATATTGTGCAGATAATTCTATAGCATTTAAAAATACGCTACAACTTCCATAATTTATATACTTTACAATTTTATCAACTTCTGATAATCATTCACTATGAAAGAAGATTTCAGACACCCTTTAAATTTAGTTAATTATATAAGAATTTATAAAAATATTGTATATGAAAATATACATAAAAATCTTATAGAAATTAGTAAATCTTCAATTCCAAAATTTAAAAAAGCATCTGTTAATCAAACTAATCGACCAGGAGTCCATAAGTCCAGAGTAGTAGAAAATATTAGGTCAACTGAACATTGGCCTTTAGATAATATAAATAATGATTCTAAAACAGGTCAATATATGTGTAATTTATTTAAAAATATTTTTAGTACAAATATAAGAAAATATATGGAATCTGTTGGTTTAAACAATACCGGTTTTTCAATTCAGAATATTGAACTTCTTAAATATACTAAGGACGGACATTATGTGTTTCATCATGACGATTGTGCAAGTTATCCTAGAACTTTTTCATGTATATATTTTATAAATGACGACTATGAAGGCGGAGAACTTTCCTTTTCTACTCTTACAAATTTTGACAAACCCCCTCATTTAACTATACCTCCTGAGGCTAATTCACTTATTATATTCCCTAGTAATTTTTTATATCAACATCAAATAAACCCTATAATCACAGGAGAAAGATATTCGATAATTGGATGGATCAGCGCATGAAAAATAAAATAATTAAAAATTTTTTAAGTAAAGATGAATTAAAATTAGTCTTTCATTATATTTCTTTAAAACATAAATTTAATGATGATATAGAGCTATTTCCAACTAATGCTGGTTCTAATTCTGTTCTTGCAGGTTTAGGATGGGCTGGAACAAGTGGTTATGGAGACGCGTTATGCGATTCTTTAGTAGTGTGTAAAAAAAAGTTAGTGGAAAAAGAAACAGGTTTATCTCTTTTACCTACTTATTCTTATTGGAGAATGTATACTTATGGCTCTTTTCTAAATAAACATAAAGATAGACCTTCATGTGAGATAAGTGTGACCCTTCATTTAGGAGGAGATAAAGAATGGCCTATATTTGTAGAAGGTAATTCTTTCTTGTTAGAACCAGGAGATGCAATTATATATCGAGGATGTGAACAAGAACATTGGAGAGAAAAATTCTATGGAGATTGGTATTCACAATTATTTATACATTATGTAAATGCTAAGGGACCTAATAAAGAATGGTACAGAGATAAAAGAAGGGAATGGGGAACATCTAAAGCGGAATTCCCAGGATGAAAATAATACAGACAAAAGATGGTGGTGGTGAACTAATATTTTCAGATGAAGAAATAAAAACATTACAAGAAAGAAAAAAATTAATTTTCACACCGGAAGGTTTTACTCATTTTGGTAATAACTTAGCAAAACTAATTATGGAGTTTGCAATAAGAAGACCGGACGGAGTAAAAAGTATATTAACTTTTGAAGATAATAAATATGAGGGAAAATGAAATTTTATTTACCACTGATGAGACGTTTAAAGATATAGAAGAAATGAGACCTATTCCAGCTGTTAGACATATGCCTGAATGGTTTAAAAAACTCCCGGTACACGGCGTAGGAAAAGCAAATATTAAAGGATGCCAACCAGTTCAAGATGCTTTAACCAGTGGTTATCTTTTAAGACTTACACAAGATATGGAAATAGTTTATAATTATTTTGATAGAGAGATAGGTAAAAAAATAATTAAAATTAATTTTTCTGCGGAGAATATACATTTTTATCATAATTTATTACAAACAGATCCACAACCACATGCCAATACCCAAGTAGGAGGAGAAGATTCTTTTCTTGCACAGAACAATAGTCCAGGAGGTGCCTCACCTATTCCTAAAATAATAAATCCTTTTAAAATTTCAACACCCCCAGGTTATTCTTGTTTATTTACACCCCCTTTATTAAGGGAAGAAGATTATTTTAATATTATCCCTGCCGTAGTAGATACTGATACCTATCATCAAACCATAAATTTTCCATTTATATTTAACCAGCATAAATATCCTTCATATAAAAAAATCTTTAAAAGAGGAATGCCTTATGCACAAGTAATTCCTTTCAAAAGAAATAGTTGGAAAATGAAAATCAAGTATGAAAAAGATTATAAACCTGCTGATTTTAATTGGGCTACCAAAATTCTTCACCGGTATAAACAACTTTTTTGGAACAAGAAAAAGTATCAGTAAACCCAAACTTTTGACCCTTTGCAAAGCAAAATTAATGTGATAAGAAACCTTTATAGGTATTTCATCAATAGGAAATATATAATATAATGGATTTCTATGTTACAAAAAATAGGATTTTTACCCGGATTTAATAAACAAATTACCTCTACAGGGGCCGAAGCACAATGGACTGGGGGTGAAAACATTCGTTTTAGATATGGTACACCTGAAAAAATAGGGGGTTGGGCTCAGTTAGGAGACAAAGCTTTAACAGGTGCGGCTCGAGCTATGCATCAAATGGTTAACAAAGAAGGAATTAAGTACTCCATCATTGGAACCAACAGAATTTTATATGCATACACCGGTGAAGCCTATTATGATATTCACCCAATTAAAACGGATTTTGGAGCATTAACTAATAAGTTAGCTTCTACTTCAAGCTCTGCTATTCTTAAAATTACCTTATCCTCTACCGCAGGAATGACAGCAGGAGATATTTTACTTCTTGAAGATGTTACCGTTCCTACAGGCTCAGGTTATTCTGCTTCTGATTTTGATGATAAAACTTTTATGATAACTGAAGTAGTAGATTCTACCACAGTTAGTATTACTATGGGATCTACTGCAGATGCAACGGCTACTGATGGAGACTGTTCTGTTAAATGGTACTATCCCGTAGGCCCAGCTGAACAGGTTGGAGTTTATGGATGGGGTATTTCTCAGTTTGGAGGTACTGTATCCGCTCCTCGAACTACAACTTTAAATGGAGCATTAGGAGATAATGTTTATGGAACCGGAGGATCAGGAACTAGTATTACTTTAGCTTCGGTAACAGGATTTCCGACTACAGGAACAAACTATGTTCAAGTAGGCACAGAAGAAATTTCTTACACAGGAGTTTCAGGACTTAATTTAACAGGAATTACAAGAGCGGTTCGAGGAACAACAAGAGCTGCTCACTCTGATGGAGCAACGGTTACTAATACAAGTGATTATTCAGCATGGAATCAGGCTGCAACTACAACTGATAA